TTATTACGGTCTATTGGAACTCGGTGAGATCGGAGGACTATGGAAGAATGTCGCAGGAAGATACGAAATTGGTGGTAAAAAGTTATATGCAAAGCAGATTCTTGCCGAACCAGAGACTTACTTTACCGATGATGTAATGCAAGCTTTAGATGAAATTGCACAAAGTGAATTTAGTTATGGATCATGAACAATATAAAAATCTTAAAGAAAGGAGTTGATGTTTCTAAAGTAAAACAACAACTAGAACAGTATTCTGATGATTGGTATATTCAGAGAAAAGGTGCTGATACTTTATTGGAAAAAGGATATGCTGATATAGATGTTGGCAATCTGCAATTAATAATGGGAGCAGTTGTAAAGAAAGATGATTTTGTAGGTGATTCTGAATTAAGTAGACCAACTCCTGCATATCAAAGACATACTGAAATATTGAAAATTATAAAAGAAGAGTTTCCTGAAAGGGAGGTTCATAGATGTGGTTTTCTTTCACTTCCTATTGATGGATATGTTGGTGCTCATATAGACGAGGGAACATATTATCTTACAAGAGATAGATACCATCTTTCTATTGCTGGTCAGTATCAATATTTTGTTGGAAATGAAACTACCATAGTTGACCCAGGCACACTTTTCTGGTTTAATAATAAGATGCCACATGGTGCAGTGAATCTTGGGGATGAAACCAGGATAACTTTTGTTTTTGACTTACCTCATGGAAACAGTTGAATTTCTGATATTAAAAAATCTGCTTCATAATGAGGAGTATGTCCGTAAGGTCATTCCCTTTTTGAAAGCGGATTACTTTGAGGATAGGAATCAAAGAATTGTATTTGAAGAGATAATTAAATTTGTAGAAGATTATAATAAACCTGCTACAAAAGAAATACTTTGTATTGAAGCAGAAAAGAGACAAGATATTACAGATGATTCTTTTAAAGAAATTACTAATTTAATTGGATCTCTAGATGAAAATCTATCAGAGTTTGAATGGTTAGTTAATACAACTGAGAAATGGTGTAGAGATCGTGCTATATATTTGGCACTGATGGAGTCTATACAACTAGCAGATGGAAAGGATGACACTAAAGGAAGGGATGCTATTCCTACTATTCTCAGCGATGCTTTGGCTGTGTCTTTCGATTCTAATGTAGGACATGATTACTTAACAGACTATGAAGAAAGATATGAATCGTATCACAGGAAGGAAGACAAGATACCGTTCGACCTCGAATACTTTGACAAAATTACGAAAGGGGGTTTACCGAATAAGACTCTCAACATTGCTCTTGCTGGCACAGGGGTTGGAAAGTCTTTATTCATGTGTCATGTGGCAAGCTCAGCTTTGCTCCAGAACAAAAACGTCCTCTACATCACTCTCGAAATGGCAGAGGAAAAGATTGCGGAGAGGATCGATGCTAATTTACTTAATGTTCCAATACAAGATATAACAGATCTTCCTAAAGTAATGTTTGAGAATAAGGTAACTAATCTTGCTAAGAAAACTCAAGGAACACTTATTATTAAAGAATATCCAACTGCTTCAGCACATTCAGGACATTTTAGAGCATTGCTTAATGAACTGGCATTGAAAAAATCATTTAGACCCGATATAATATTCATAGATTACCTTAATATTTGTGCCTCATCTAGGTATAGAGCAAATAGTAATGTCAACTCCTACTCATACATCAAAGCAATCGCAGAAGAATTACGGGGTCTCGCAGTTGAGGC